TATATTATATTCATAATTAATAATTAATATATAATATAATATTAATAATATATATATATAATATATTATTATTATAATATAAATATTTAATAATTAATAATAATATATATTATAATAATATAAATATATATATAATATATTATAATAATAATACTAGATTTATTTATAAGAAATATAAGAAAAGCAAAGAGTTATTTGGGACTCTTTGCTTTATATATTATATCTTACTTCTTTGTTTCTTATTCTTTTTCTTTACTTTTCTCCCCCTTTTCTTTTCTTTTTCTTATTCTTTATTTCTTTTCCCCATCTACCTGTTTTACCCCTATTGAATGCTTTTAAAATGCCGATTTTACCCCCCTACTTTTAACGTAGTTAAATTTTTTTATTCTGTTGGTATGTTTTTATTCTGATTGTATTAAAAATTGAACCTGCGTTAAATAAACCACGTTAAAATTGATTTCTAGACGTGCACTATATCCTACCCCGCCTTTTTGTCATTCCCCTAATACTATACTAATTCTATACTGATTATATTCTTATACCCTACTTAATATTATAAATTAATAATGACATATTATCACGTATAAAAGAAAATATAGCACCTATATATCAAATACAGAATGCTATAATTTCTTATGAAAAAATAATGAATTAGAATGGTATATCGGGTTTTTGTTCGGTGAGGCTAGCTATGCCTGGGGTAAAGTGCAGGTTAAGGGTGCCTATGCCGCCAGTAGTTCGATTTTTTTTCACGATAATTTTAGCGTCGCTATTTTGTGTTGTATCGTTATAGTAGGCGTCTCTATATACGAACATTACAATATCTGCGTCTTGTTCAATGGAGCCTGATTCTCGCAAATCAGAGAGCATTGGTTCTTTATTTGTTCGTGCATCTACGGCTCGATTTAGTTGTGCAGCTGCGAGAACTATCAATTTAAAATCTTTAGCTATAATTTTCAATTGGCGGGATAGTTCTGAGACTTCACGTTCTCTCACATCATAATTTTTAGTAGTCATTAATTGCAAATAGTCTATAATGACCACATCAATTTTGCGGGTATGTTGTAATTGATATATTCTACTGCGAAGGGTAACAATATCCAAGTTGCCGTGGTCATCAATAAATATAGGTAATTGTTGCAATTTTTGAAGTCCTTTTTTTAATATATTAGGTTTAGTTTCGATTAATTCACGAATGTTTTTGTTCAATATTAAATTCATTAATCTTACTAATAATTCTTCTTTTGTTGATTCTAAACTAAAAAAAGCTACATTAAAACCCTGCATAGCCATTCTATATGCCATATTAATTAATACTGCGGTTTTGCCCATTGACGGTCGCCCTGCAATTATATTCATTTGACCTTGCACGTATCCACCCATTAATATATCATCGAGCTGATTATACCCAGATGTTATGAATTTATGAACAAATGGATTATCACCTTCATCTAATAAGTTAGACATTTTAGATGCCATAGTATTTAAATCTTCAATAGCTTCAAATTGAGCTACCTGTGTGAGCTTATTTATCTGTATATTGAAATCTTCGATAATATCCAACGGATCCTCACGTGCATATATGCGTTGTTGCATTTTGGTAGATATTGCGAACATATAATGCCTTAAAGATTGTCCTAAAACTACATTGCAAATATCCCTAATGTTCTGTTTTTGCCAAGATTGAGAGAGTGTCAATATGTAATTTTTAACCTGCGTTGGCGATAACTTCTTGCTTAATCTATCCGTGAATATTGTAGGATTTATTTCGATGTTGTGAGTATATAAATTTACTAATTCATTGTATGCGTATTTATTTAAATCATTGTGTATGTGTATGGGATTAGGTGTCAATATGCTAATAACTGTGCCTATATTATCAGGCTCGACATACATACCTCCAATTAAAGCGTTCTCTGCATCCGTACTGATGATTTGTGACACTTATAACCTCCTTTAATATGTAAATAATAATTGTTAATTTAATTGTGCAAATTGGTCTATCCAATAATAAAATTCATTAGATAATGCTTCTTCACATCGTGCTTTGTATAAAGTAAGTATTCCAGTATGTTTTATATCTGGTATATTAAATAATAATATGGGAGCAGGCGACTGTGTATCATTATCTATCTGTGAATTGTTTTCTAATATCAAATATTCTAAATTTTTTTGAATATTCTTTTTAGTTAATGATTGTATGAATGTGTGATATTTATTGTATTGCTTCATTAAAGCATTATAATTCTTACACTCACTAAATGTTTGCGTGCATATTTGTTGAAACATTAATCCACAAAATTGTGATAAAAATATATGAGCTGTATTATTATCTATTTTCATTTTACCTACCCCCATTTTTACAAATATACTAAATCCATTTGATAAAATTTTTACCCATTGCAGTATCCTCGAATACAGGGAATACCCATATCCACGGTGCTGAATAATATATTAATGCGTCCATTATATCCCAAGTATGCAAATATACATATTTGAAATCCGGTCCATTTCCCGCCATTAACCAATTTGATATGACGCTAGATAATTTGAGTGCCTTTTCTGTAATAGTGTTGTAAGTATCGTCAATCTCTGGCATTGGGAAATCATTGATTACCTCGACATTAGAGAACCAATCATATGCGTAATCCACTATGCCCTTTTCATTTGATACTATAAGCAAATTAGATTGTTTGTATCTTTCATTAAAATCCTGGTCCATCATCATCCTCCTCGTTTGTTATTGAATCATCCTTATCAAAAGGTTCAGCTAAAAAGTCAGCGTCCATTTCTTCGTTTAACATTCTACCAATATCCTTGTCGGCATTAGTCTCACTGCGTGAAGATTCATAAGTCCCTACAATACAACTATTCGCTATGAGCGTTAAATTGAGCTTCTCCTGATATAAACCAAAATCTAAACGCCCAAAAACTGATACGTAAGGATGCTCGTGAGTGGTCAGCTCCCTGTATAAAGCGTCAATTTCAAATTCATTGAATATTAGCACTTTGATAAATACCGCCTGCTTAATGTTCTTAATAGGATAACGTAAAGTGAATGATAAATACCCCTTACCATTTTTTGCTGTTGCCATCTTGGGATAATATGCTATCCCCGTCATTGTGATTTGATTGTTATATTTCATTTCAAAAACCTTTAATTGTAAAAAATGCAAATTAAGTATTGTAAAGCAAATAGCAAAATAAATGTAATTTAATTATTTGTGAATTTGTAAATCATTGATAATAAGATAAATTAAAAAAAATATTTTTTTTGTGTATATTATATTATTTTGTTTAATTTTGTATTATAGAAAGAAAGGTATGATATGGAAAACGAAGTAGAATACAATCCCGACCAATTAAAAAAGGATATTGATGATTTAATTCGTCAAGGTGTTGAACGTCTTGCTGATTTTATTACTGATAATGATAGTAATTCTAATGAATTTTTTAAAGCAATGCAAACACTAATAACAATTAGAAAGACTTTGGATGGTACTAAAACAGACAAAAAAGGTATTGTAGATGACCTAGATGCTCCTACTAATACCTGGAACATTACTCCAAAATATCAAAAGATTGCTACATAATTATTATATAGGATGCAATTATTATTTATATAGGGTGAAACTATTGTTATATAGGATGCAATTATTATTTATATAGGGTGGGAGTAATTATGAAGTTAAGCGATTATATGAGCCCTACGGCAGTGCAGAAGCAGGCAATGGATTTATTGGGCACGGGTTCATATATATTTTATGGTGGTGCGCGTGGTGGTGGTAAGAGTTGGATGGCTTTAGCTGCTGCTGTGCGTTGTGCTATAAGTTATCCAGGTTTGAATGTTGTTATTATTCGTAAGACATATTCTGAAATTGAAGAGTTATTTATTAACGAGCTTATCAGCAGATACCCACCTGACGTATTTGGATATGTTTTTAAGGTCAAGCAGAAGGTAGCTGTATTTGATAATGGCTCACGTATTACTTTTCGTTCTCTTGAAACAAAGAATGATGCACAGAAAATTCAAGGGTTGGAATATCAGTTAATGATTATAGATGAAGCGCCTAACTTTCCAGAACATTTATTAAAGTTGTTATTTGCATCGTGTAGGTCGGCTAAAAATATTAATTTTAAAGCTACGGTATTAATGACTGGGAACCCAGGGGGTATTAGTCATTTATGGTTTAAAACGCATTTTGTAGATAGAGATTACACACAATGGTCGGCGGAAGAATTAGAGCAAAAAGAATATTTTAAATTTATCCCAGCTCGTATATATGATAATCCTTATCTCGATAGGGAGCAATATATCAGAGCATTGAAATTGCAAGATCCTGGCATATTAGAAGCCTGGCTTAATGGTGATTGGAGTGTATACGCAGGTCAGTTTTTTGATTCTTGGTCTGATGATGTGCACGTAATAGAGCCATTTAAAATACCACGCACTTGGAATTTTGCGGCTGGGTTAGATTTAGGATATACAGATCACCCAACGGTATGCTTATGGGGTGCTCAAGATCCTGACACTGGTAATGTATATATATTCCAAGAGTATACTGCTATGGGTGTAGCCGAACAATATATAGATGATATTAAACCTATATACGATCAATTGCCCCAACACATTATTTGGGCAGATCCTTCGATATGGGGCGAGAGTAAAATGAAAAATTATTTAGAAGAATCTGTGGCTAATATGTTTATACGGCGTGGGTTGCCAGTAATGCCAGCTTCTAATTCACGTGTAAATGGATGGCGGATAGTGAAGCAATGGTTGTTCCATACTCCTAATAAACCTCCCAAATTGCATATCTTTAATATATGCACCACATTAATAGATACTCTTCCAATATTGCAATATACACAAAGAAGTGGAACAAATAGAGAAGATTTAGATACGACTGGCCCTGATGATGCAGCTGATGCTTTACGTTATATGCTGGTGTCTGGTTTTGGTTATCCAGATTACACAACAATTAGTTCAGAAGAATTAACTAATTTTTATACTGATCGGGAACGCCGAATGGATGATGATTATGAAAGCCCCTCGACTGATTTATCCGAATTAGAAGCTGGCGATATATACGACCCAAGAAAAAATCCATATTTTGTAAGTTTAAAATCTTATTATTTATGATTAAATATAGGGTGCAACTATTATGATATATAGGGCGGAAGCTATTATGATATATAGGGCGGAAATTATTGTTAAATATAGGGTGCAACTATTATGATTAAATATAGGGTGAAACTATTATGAAATTACCAAATCAAGTACAGAATGATATTGATTTATATGAGAAAGTTAGAACTAATCTAGAATCGGTAAATTCTGATTTTAATGAGATATACGAAGAGGGATTAACAAATTATAATTATTATAGTGGGCATCCTTGGACTGAAGAAGAAATTCAAAGCCATTTGCAACAGGGGCGGAAGCCAAAAGTAATGAATGAAATATTCCCAAAAATTCAACATCTTATTGGCGTGCAAATGCAAACTCGTATGGATATTAAAGCTGTCGGCAGAGAAGTAAGCGATGAATTAGCCTCGGATATATTATCGTATTTAATTAAATGGGTTGAACAAAGCAATAATATAAAAAATATAGAAACAGATATATTCACCACTGGTTGTCTAACAGGTGTGGGTTTTGCACATATTTATTGGGATACTAATGAAGTGCTAGATGGATACCCGAAAATAGAATATGTCCCATTTGGCGAAATGTATTGGGATTTGTATCATACGCACGATAAACTATTGCGTGACGCACCGTGGATGTGTAGAGTATTTTATGAATCTCGTGAAAACTTAGCATCTATATTTCCTGATTTTGAAGATTATATTTTAAATGAAGCTATCCTAGCTGATGAAGATGTGGATGCAATTAATGCAAAACGCTATATAATGGAGTATGTGAAATATCAAGACCCTAAAAAAGAACTGCTAAAATGTTATGATTATAATGAACATAAAGTGATTACTGTATGGATAGTAGTTGATGATATTCGTGGTGAGATACATAAATTTGATACTAAAAATGAAGCAAAAACTTACTTTGAAACTTTGCAATCTGGCTATATTGAGCAGGGGATACCCCTTACATTAGGCGATGCATATGGTACAGAACTTTTATATATGGATAAATACAATAGCGAGATAATTCATCAAACTATTGTGATAGGTGATAAGGTTATTATAGACAATGATTTGTCTATTACAGATTATCAGTATGTCCCATATTTTCCGTATTTTTGGGAAGGCAATTTCTTTAGCGTTGTGGATAATTTAAAGAATCCACAAGATGAAATCAATCGTGGCTTCTCGCAATGGGATCACGCCTTAGGTGCCCAGAATAAAGGTGTAACATTAGTTAATGAAGCATTGCTAAAACGGGGGGTAACATTAGAAAAGGTGCGTCGTGAGTTATCTACAACACGTCCTATTATTCCAGTTATAGGAAACGCTATACAAGTATTGCAAGATAATCCTGTGAATCCGCAGATATTCCAAACTATTAATTTTGCTCGTGAAATAATGACTACGCAAATGGGCGGTCCAAACGCTATGGGTTTAACTGAAAATGCGGCTGAGAGTGGGCGGGCTGTAGAAGCTCGTGCAGCAGCTGCAGGTACAGGGCATTTACCTGTATTAGAAGCGTTACGTGTTTGGCGATTAGCGGTAAGCGAGCGTATAGTATGGTATATACAACATTGTATGTCGCCCCGTCAAATTATTCGTTTGATAGGGCAAAGTAAAGATTTGCAATATGTGAATATTGATAATTCAATATTAGATACACTTACTGAAATTAAATTTGATATTGTGGTTGATGAGGCAATGCAAACCCAAGCAATGAAAGAAAAATATTTCACAGAACTATTACACTTTTTCCAAGTTGTTCCAATGCCACCTGAACTTACAATGCCATTATTATTAGAATATACTTCTCTACCAGAAACAAAGAAAGAAGAGATACGAAAATATTATTCTGAATATCAGCAACAAGCAATGGAGATGGCACAACAGGCGAAGGAACAAAAAATACAAGAGCAAGTACAAACACAAGTTAAGAAACAAGTCCTTCGTGATGAGTTGAAAAAGTCAATAGGCATCAGCCCGAAGGAGCAGGAAAGTAATGTGGTACAACAATTAATGCAAGTCCAACAGCAGAATCAACCTGGAGCATCAAAATGAATGTGAATAAAATAATTTGTTTATGTAAAGAATATTATTAATTTTGTAAAAAAATAGGTATTTATATGGCTGATAATGTAGTGACAGATGAAGTTTTAAACGAAAGTGAGGAACAGAATCTTGATAGTCAAGAGCAGTTCAACTCTGGCTATGATGTAAATTCTGATGAAGGTGAGTTGCAAATTGAAGGTGGGCAACAGGAACAGTTATATGATGTTGAACCTGTTGGTGGTCAATTTGAGGTTGTTTATAATGATGATACAGGGCGACCAGTTAAAGAGATAGTGACCGAGCAACAATTGGAAGATTTGTGGCGGGACTATAGAATAAATGGTGAAAAGTATCAATCATATAAAACTTTAGAACCATTATTGAATGATGTAGCGAAATCTGATTTCTTGCGATATTTTTTAAATAATAAAGCACAAGGTTATACCGAAGAGCAAATTTTCGATGCGTATTATATGGCTAAACATCCAGAGGCTTACAAAGATAGAACAGTTCCACAGGAAGTAGTAGAACCAGAACCCGAGTATTTTGATACTGTTGCAGATGAAATACAATACAGAGCTTCTAAGATTGTGGAGCGGGAAACCAAAGGATTGAAAGCGGAGATAGAAACTTTGAAATCAGCATTAAACAATGTAACACGTCAGAATGAGCAACAGCGGATAATACAACATAATGATGCAGTACTGGCAGGTGCATTGAATACGGTGGGATTAAATAGTAATTTAAGTAATGAAGATTTAAAAATATTAGGTAGTACCATTACTGAATTATATCCAAATGTAGATTTAAGTATTAATCCTTTAAATGAAAAACAAGCTCAATTAATTGTTCGTGCTGCATTTGGCAACAGGAATAGTATGGGCAAAGTAGAAAGTCGTAATAATACTAACCAAAAGACACCAGTCGCTATTGTGGGTTCTAAAGCTACTGGTAATATTGTTAAGAAACCAATTGGAAATATAGAAGCTCGTTCTAAAGCAGAGCGTTCTAAAAGATTGGATGAATTGTTAGGATAAAAAATTAATATAAGTAAAAACAAAGGATAGGAGATTATTATGGCTTTTAATAGCGTAATTACTAGAGGACCTGCGACAACAACTAATGCAGATCCGTATCAATTAAAAGAGCATTTAGACGAAAAAATACGTACTGTATCTCCAGATGCGACTCCATTAGTAACGTTATCGCAGTATGCAATGCGCGGTCCAAAGCCACGTAGTCATAAAGTGATACAAATGGAGTTTGACGAGTTTGACCATTTCGATTTTTGTTCGCAGGCTCAGTCAGGTGCGACTTTGGTTAGATCGGGAGGATATGGTCGTTTTGCTAGGTTGAAACTAGATCAACCATCAAGACCTTGGACTAATTCTGATATGTATTATGATCCTCAAGATATTCTCTTTGTGCAAAAGACAGGGCAGAATCTTGAAGTTGTAATGACGCCGACATCAAGTAAGTGGATGGGGGATGATCCTAGCACTGCATTGACATTGCCACAAACATTAGCTACGGGTACTGGCACTGACACAGACAAGGTTAGCACTTGCACGCCTGGTTATGTGGTAGTGCGTGTTGTTGAAGATGAACCATTCAGGACATTTAGTAAATCAGATGTAATTTATTTAGGTCGCACTATTAAAGAGTCGCAAGATATTGGGCGTTTTTCTCATCAGGCTCATCCAATTTATAATTGTAATTTTGTTGAGCATAAAGAGACAACATTTACGATGTCAGAGGATATGCGTAATATGGTAGATACCCGTGAAGCTGCAACTTGGGAATTTCAGGTAGAGCAATTAGCACGTAATTTCAAAAAGACTATTGAGTATAATTTTATGTGGGGTCATCGCAAAGTAGAGTTTTCGCAGAATAGAGCCACACGTTATATGGGTGGTTTATTTGATGCAATTAGAACAAATGTTGCTACGTATAATCCTTCTACGATAACAGATTTTGAAGAGTTCTTTATGAACTTTACTACTGATATGGCATTTGCAACTGCACCAAATGGGAATAAAAAGATAATGATTGCAGGTGCAAGATTATTGCAAAGATTCAATAGAGCATTTAAAGATTATCGTAGAATGACCGACCAGGTGCCAGCAGGAAAAATAGGGTTGAATTTAGATACATATGTTGTTCCAGGAGGTTTTGAATTAAAGATTATCCGTAGTGATATGTTACGTATGAATACTGGTTTCGAGGATTGGGGTTTTGTTATTGATCCTAAGGAAATCGAAATTATGGTAAATAAGAATTTTGAAACGAGAGCTTGGCAAGATCCAGGTGAACGTGATTACCATTTAATGATTGAATGGCAAGGCACAATTGCTTGGCATCGCGAACAAGTCCACGCACTTTTAAGAACAACATAAAAATAAAAGGAGAATAAAAATGCGATATATTAGCAGAAATGATATTGATTTGTTCCGTAATGATGGGACAATAGCATATCAATTTAAATATAACTATCTTGATTTAGGATCAGGGAATGTAATCGACGCATCATTGATGACACCAGATTCATTATCGTTGCAACTAGTTTATCCGACTGATTTAAGTGGGGCGACTACCAGTAGAATAGAAATGGCAGGACAAGGCACATTATACGGCGATGAGCGTTTATTTGTAGAATCACCAATATTAGGTTTTTCAAGTGGCACGATTGCTGCTGTCGATGGTAATTGGTATGAGGTAATTGCAGGAATAGTATCTTATAATAATAAACAATATAGGGCAGGTGATGTTTTCAAAGGAATTGACACAAATAATATAACAGACGTATCAAGTGGTGCGGAGATAGCAAAAACTTATGCGGGCGATAATGAGGATGTAATTGATAGACGTGGGCAATTTTGGCTCAAACATTTACAGCACGGCGACGAACCTTATGACTATCCAGTGCGTGATGCTATTGGATATGAACCACGTAGTTCATTGACTACTAC